ATCTTAGTTGACGGTCACGTAGTTGCTGAGAATGTAACGAAGTGTGATTTACAACATAAGATCGAGATGGTCAGAGCGGCGTGCAATCTTGAATACGATCTAAGGTTTTCCAAGGTTACTCACGAACTGATAAATAACCCAGAAACCATTGCATGAATTGATTTGTGGTGGTAGAATAACAACATTGCAATTCTAAATTAATGTCTAAAGGATTTACAATTAAAGCGAAAGCTCCTGCTGTCAAGAAAAAGGAAGATGAGTTTGATCTTCAAGCAGCCAAGGAGATGATCAAAGGAAAGAACATTGTGTTCTGTCTTCCTGGTCGTGGAGTATCTTACATCTATTTGAAGAACTTCGTATCACTGTGTTTTGATATTGTACAGAACGGTGGTAGCATTCAAATTTCTCAGGACTATTCGTCCATGGTTAACTTTGCACGGTGTAAAGTACTAGGTGCGAATGTTCTCCGTGGTCCGAAGCAGATTCCTTGGGATGGTAAACTGAAGTATGATTATCAACTTTGGATTGACTCTGATATTGTTTTTAACACTGAGTCTTTCTATCGTCTAATTGCAATGGACAAAGATATTGCAGCAGGTTGGTATATGACTGAAGATGGGAACACCACTTCCGTTGCTCACTGGCTTGAAGAAGATGACTTCAAGAACAACGGTGGTGTGATGAACCATGAAACTGGTGAGACCATGAGCAAACGTCGCAAACCCTTTACAGTTGACTACACTGGTTTTGGATGGGTTCTGATTAAGAACGGCGTCTTTGAGAACTTGGAGTATCCTTGGTTTGCTCCGAAGATGCAGGTGTTTGACTCTGGTGAAGTTCAAGACATGTGCGGCGAGGACGTATCTTTCTGTCTTGATGCGAAAGAGAAGGGCTTCGAGATCTGGTGTGATCCGAAGATCCGTGTGGGTCATGAGAAGACTCGTATTCTTTGATAAAAAAATCGGCGCGTTTCGGCGCGTCAAAAACCGCAAAAAAATCGCAAACGTATTCTAAGGTATTTTAATTATGGCAGTTAAGTCGAAAGTGGGTCTGGTGAAAGATGGTTTCATGCCTGGGAAGCCTAAAAAGACTCGTCAAGGATCGAGTAAACACACGAAACTTTCAGCAACCTCTCGTAATAGTAAGAAAAAGCGTTACAGAGGTCAAGGTCGATAAATACCTGTAACGTATTTTAAAGGTGTATCATGGGAGCAAAAGGACCCAATCCAGGAGATAACCCACCAGCAACTCCTGAAGGTACTTTGGATGCAAGGTATGATGTTGCATCTAATGCAAAGGCACGTTCTCAAACCAAGAAGAACACTGCATCACCATTAGCAGCAGGTTGATTTATGTCTGAACGTGAATCTTATGTCCAGGAATGGATAGAACAAGTTTCTAAAAAACATAAAGAACTTGGTGGTTTTGCCATTTGTCCATATGCATCTGGATCAGATACCTTAATTAAAGACACTCCGATTGATGATATCGTGCCCGAACCAGGGTATGATGTCATCCTTTTTATTGTTGAAGACTTTTGGAAACCTGCGAAAATTAGAAAGTGGGTTGCAAAATATAACGAAGAGTATCCACTCTATTGGTTTGTGGAAGACTTAGCGTGTGAAAATACATACATTAACGGAGTTAAAACAAATAATCCTCAACTTAATTTGATACTGTGTCAATCAAGAAGAAAGATTGCACAAATGCGTAAAAAATTAGCAAAAACTGACTACTACAATTATTGGAGCGAAGAATATTTGGACGAAGTTTTAGGTGATGACAAGAAATTGATACAAAAAATCAAAAATCCATGTCCATATCAAGCAAAAAAAGAGTTAATTGATGAAGTATTAGACTACGAATCTTCCAAATAGTCTTATACATATATTAAGTACCTCTTGTTTGCACTAAATGGCCTTAGAAATTAGGGACATAGACAATTCTTCATTTAGATACAGGAAGACTTCTCGTAGTTTTAAGGATATTAGCCTTACTTTTGCGAAAAATCCTGTCACAAATGATATATTGCCTATTAAAAATGAAGATGCAATCAAGAAATCGGTGATGAATCTAGTTAAAACTAGATTAGGTGAGCGTTTTTTTAACGATTTATTAGGTACTAGACTCGAAGACAGTCTTTTTGAGGTAGGAACTTCGTCACTTATCTACTCTTTGGAGAGTGAAATTGCTATTTTATTAGAAAACTTTGAACCAAGGATCAACAATACCAAGGTTTTTGGTGAATATCAAGATGAATCCAACGATTTACTCCTTAGAATAACATATGATATTGTTGGATTACCAATTCCAACCCAAGAAATCGAATTTATCTTAGAACCCACTAGAATCTAATGTCCTTCAATCAGTTTACTAACTTAGATTTTAACGATCTAAGGACTCAAATTAAAGACTACCTTAGATCCAGTAGCGATTTTAGTGATTTTGACTTTGAAGGATCTAATTTTTCGGTCTTAATTGACCTATTAGCGTACAACTCATACATCACTGCGTTCAATACGAACATGACAGTGAATGAGGTGTTCCTTGATAGTGCAACATTGAGAGAAAATGTTGTTGCACTCGCTAGAAATATCGGATATACCCCAAGATCAGTCAGAGCAGCACGTGCTAAAGTGTCTTTTAACGTCATTTTGACCAATAGTACCGACGTTAGAACAGTTACTCTTCAAGCCGGACAAGTTGCACAGGGTGCTTTGACTCAAAGTAGCTATATTTACTCGATTCCTGAAGATTATACTGCTCAAGTTGATAGTCAGGGGGAAGCTCTTTTCGGAGATCTTGAAATTTATGAAGGAATTTTCGTAAAAAACACTTTTACTGTTGATGCATCTACTCCTAATCAGAGATTTATTCTTCCAAATGCAAATATTGACACTACAACAGTAAGAGTTAAGGTAAAAACTAACGTAACTGAACAATATAGCGTTTTTGAGAACGTTTTGAACGTTGATGCGAACTCAAGACTGTTTTTATTGCAAGAAATTTCCGATCAAAAGTATGAAGTTCGTTTTGGTGATGGAATTTTAGGTAAAAAACCAACTCCAGGGTCAATTATTGAAGTTTCTTACATTGTAAGTAACGGTAGAGAAGGAAATGGAGCTCAAAATTTCACTTTTTCGGGAATTTTGAAGGATAATAACGTAAATCCTATTACAACGGGAATTTCTCTTCTAACAACTATCTCTCCCGCTCAAAATGGTGATAATATTGAAGATTTAGACTCCATCAAATATCTGGCACCTCGTGTATATTCCTCACAGCTACGTGCCGTGACTGCCAGTGACTATAAAGGACTCATTCCATACATTTACACCAACGTAGACTCTGTAACCGCCTACGGGGGTGAAGAGTTGGATCCACCAGAATACGGAAAAGTCTTTATTTCCATTAAACCTAGGGGTGCGAATACACTTTCTCAACTTACGAAAGAAGAAATTGAAAGATCTTTAAAACAATACTCAATTGCTGGTATTAAACCAGAATTGATTGATCTCAAATATCTTTTTGTTGAATTTGATACCACTGTTTATTATAATAAGAACCAAACTTCTGATGTTTCTGAAATTAGAACAAAAGTACTTAATACATTGACTAATTACGCTTCTTCTAGCGATACTAATAACTTTGGTGGAAGAGTTAAGTATTCTAAGATCAATGCATTAGTAGATGATACGGATAGTGCAATTACTTCTAATATTACAAAAGTAAAAATGCGTAGAGATGTGTCTCCCGCATTTAATACGTTCTCAACATATGAAATTTGTTTTGGAAATAGAGTTTACGTCAAAAAAGATGGATATTCTATCAAATCTTCTGGATTTAAAATATCTGGAGTGAATGATACTCTTTATATGGGTGATATTGCAAATGATGATAGTTCTGGAAGAGTATTCTTCTTCAAACTAGTTAATAACAATCCATCTATTGTAAAAACTAACGCAGGAACAATTGATTACGTTAAAGGAGAAATTCTTCTTGATGTTGTAAATATAACATCTACTGCGTTAAATAATAATGTTATTGAAGTTCAGGCAATCCCTGAGTCGAATGATGTTATTGGATTGAAAGACTTATATCTCCAAATTGACGTTGGCAATTCTGTGGTAAATACAGTGGAGGATACTATTACCTCTGGCGAGAATACTGCTGCAACATTGTTTGTTCCTACATCTAGCTACCTAAACGGACAGTTCACAAGATAAAATGACAGAAAAGAGAGTTAGCATCAACGAGATTATCGAATCTCAGATTCCTGATTTCCTACTTCAGGATTCTCCTACGTTTACTAGTTTTCTTAAACAATATTACAAATCCTTAGACTTTAGGGGTGGTGCGGCTGATCTTGCAACAAATTTAAAAGGATATAAGAATATTGAAGAGTTTCAACTTCAAAATCTTATTCCTTATACTGCTTTGATGAGTAATCTTGGTGTCATTGATGATACCATTGTAGTAG